CTTCCGTTTTGTTCAACTTTTGGAGCTTATCCATGCGTAACTTTTCTGCCGTTTCTCAGACGTGCTTTCACAGCTATATCGTCAACTGGGGCGAGTACGTTTCTTTCGAGGAAACGCTCGTCGTAGAAGTCGTTAAGGCCTTGTCTGCTGCGTTTGAGACGCGGTATGATTTAGTTTCTGATTCTTTCGCTTACGCCCTCACGGGTGTCGGTGAATCTCAGATCGCATCTTCCGAATTTCGAGTGTTGGAGGACCTGGTGACCTTTCTTAACTTTGTCATTGCCTCGTTGAAAAACGATGGTAAGGACTGTAAGACTAAGGCCTTCATGTACAACAACCTCAATACCGGTCGGTGCGTCACATGGGTTCACTCCATCTGCTGAACAGACGGAAGGGACCCTTTTGCGGGCCTAACAAGGCTCGCCGCTACTTTCCAAGGTAGCGAAAACAGCACTTAAGGTGCTGACTCTCCGGCTAATTCAGACTTTTGTCTGGCGACCCCGGGGGCCGCTGGCCCGTTAGAGACGGTCCCCCATCAGGGGGTTCCGTGTTATAACTGGCCAGTAGGAAGGATCCAATGCCTCGTATTACTCCTGAAATCCGCACGGCCCAACTTCAATGTTGGGATCGTAGTTCCCTTAATCCAACGGGAACGCGTACTAATTTTAACATAACCACGTATGACAGACGCTACACTGGTGGAGAACGCACTCCGGGTTATCCCCGGAAGCAGCTCTACCACGATCATAGCGTCGTCAAACGAAAGGTGCATGTTTTAGGCAGTACGACGCTTCGTCGGACTTACACAGACAGCAATGTCTGGAGTCAGACTGACGATGGGACGTGGGGACCGATTTGTAATCTTGGCACTGCTCCAGTGACGCAGGCTGGGTACTATGTCGATTATGTTGATCATATCGATGGAACTACCCAAGAAGCAGTTAACCGCGCCATGGATGCCGTGAAGGACGCGAAGTTTAACTTCGCGCAATTCGTGGCAGAACGGGCACAAGTAGCCAGCATGGTTGCTTTGACCGCCAACAAGTTAGCGACCTGTCTTGGCTGTTTGCGGAGACGGAACTTTCCCGGAGCCTTTGAGGCCCTTGGGTTACAGTTCAGTTCTTCGCATCGGTTCAAGAAAGATCTCGCCGACAACTGGTTGTCGTTGCAATACGGTTGGAAACCTCTGTTATCCGATGTTAAGTCGGCTGCTGAGCATCTGGCTGAGACCCACCTTAATCGACCCTATCACATTCGTGTGAGAAAGGCCGTTAAGAGGTCCACCAATCCTCAGGAAGTGACTTCGCCGTGGGATATCTACGGCGACGCGGGTTACCGACGCTGGAAGTGGTTCACTCGTACGACCGAATCTAAGTGCGAACTTAAATTCATAGTAACGAATGAATACCTCCGCGAAGGTACCAAGCTCGGAATAACTGATCCACTCTTACTTGCTTGGGAGTTACTCCCTTACTCGTTTGTAGTGGATTGGTTTTTGCCCATTGGTGACTTCATTTCGAAGCTCACCTATGACAGCGGCCTCACATATGTGGGCGGCTGTTCCGTCACAACTTCCACTCAGTGGGTTGCGTGCGGGCCGGTTGTGGGGACTAAGCAGGTGGGTACACGCATAAACGAGCTTTCTGGCTGGCCGACTCTTATCGAGAACGTCCGCTTCGATCGCAAAATTTATACGTCGCCACCTCGCGCCGTCTTCCCATCACTGAAAGATCCTTTCTCCGCCACTCACGTCGCTAATGCCTTGGCATTGCTTCGTGGGTCTTTCCGTCCGCGCTAACCTTAGGTTAGCGTTTCCTTCATTTCCAAAATGGCTGCAATCTCGAACCTCGTCCTGGCCGATGGCCAGGCAACTCCCGTCAACAAGACGTTCACCCCGATGGACTGCACGAGCGCGCTCGCTACTTGGACCGACCGGTCCAGTGGCATTGCGCTCGGCATGCCTTCGGTTACCCTCTCCCTCGCGGTGGGGCGTGAATCGACGAAGATGACGGCGAAGGTCACGCTGCCCGTCATGGAAGTCATCTCCGGCTCGGACGGGGGTTATACCCCGTCTCCGAAGGTGGCCTACACCTGTTTCGGCAAAGTCGAAATGGTGCTCCCTGCTCGCAGCGTCCTGCAGAACCGGAAAGATCTCCAAGCGTTCGTCAGGAATCTCCTGTCGCACGCCGTGATCACCAAAGCGGTCGAAGAGTTCGAACGTCCCTACTAACCCGTAAAGGTTAGTAGCCATGAAAATGCCGAAAGCTCAGCTTCGACATGAGATAGCGGTTGCTCAGCGACTGTTATCTCTCGTGGGTGGCGCACGCGCTCTTACTATTAGCATCATGCTAAAGTATGAGCAGTACGCTGACATTCTGACTCTAACCTGCCGCCCCGAAGACTACCTCAATGATGAGGACTTTTTCTTGGCTTACCAAGCGACCCGCCTACTCCAAAAGAGTAAGTGGTTACCGACTGGTATTGACCTCGAAAAGGCCGCACTTGAGACCTTCTGGGCAGCAGAGTCCAGCTGCAAGCAGACTAATGACTTCTTTCGCAGTATCGGCCAACTATCTAGCGATTTCGCTGATAGCGGCGTCAAGCAGCAAATTTTTGCTGCTCGGCGGAAAATCCGTTACATGCTAAGAGGAGTCAGTCCATTTGCTTTCTTGGACTTCTGTGGCTTTGGCCCGGGCTCTGACAGCGATACCATAAGCGGATTTACGTCCGCTTACAATAAGCTCTGCAGCGCAGGGTCAGTTACTCACGAATGCAGTATCTTCCTGGACTTCCTAGTCTCGAATTCTTCGATGGCTAGGTTGTTTCAGTACGATATTGCGACTCGCCGACTTGATGTCGAGCGGGTTCGTGGTAACAGGGTCACATTCGTGCCGAAAGACGCCAAGACACACAGGACAATCGCGGTTGAACCGCGTTGGAATGTGTTTTTTCAGAAAGGTATGGGCTGCGTCCTGCGAAATGTGCTTAAAAGGCACGGTACTGATCTTGACGATCAGTCTCGCAATCAGCAGCTTGCTGGAGTAGGTTCCCTTACGGGGGCCTACGCCACCATCGATCTGAAAAGCGCAAGTGACACGATCTCTCGCGAGTTGGTTCGGTTCTTACTACCTGAACCATGGGTTACCATTCTAGACCGTCTTCGTTCTAAGTGCTTTACCTTGAAAGGGGTCGAGCACGTGAGCGAAAAATGGTCTTCGATGGGGAATGGTTACACTTTCGAACTTGAAAGTTTAATCTTCCATGCCCTGGTCGGTAGCGTGACTGAAGAATTTTCAGTTTACGGGGACGATCTAATCATCCCAACCGAAAAAGCAAGTGATGTCGTGAAGTTACTCAGCGTCTGTGGCTTTTCCGTAAATACGAAGAAGTCCTTTACCTCGGGACCCTTTCGGGAGTCCTGCGGGGCAGACTTCTTCAATGGTGTGCTTTGCACACCTATTTATTGGAAGGAACCATTAAATGCTGAAGGAACTCTTCGACTGGTTAACCAAATCACTCGTCTTGCTGTTCGCTTTGGCGGCGGTCACTCTCGTGATCGTCGCTTTCGCGCAGTTTGGCGGGACTTGGTATACCGGCTACCGAAGCACTTACGGTATCGTTGCCCAACCTCAATCGCCTCAGGCGTCCACGACTCGTCAGAGCAGTGGGCAAGAGAGGCAAAATGGGGATGGGACGGCTGGCACATCAGAGTAGGTGTACCTAAACCTCTAAAGTTTAAGTACCGTCTGTTGTATCCAGCTATCCTGTCACAGTTCTTTGCGCCCTCCACAGGAGGGTACTCGATTCGTGACAGGGTAACGTACCGCATCGGCACGGTCTTCATTCCCTCAGGGTTTGAAGACCTAGGACCTTGGAGCTAAGCTCTAAGACCCCTTTCGCCAGTTCGGCGTGGTAGGCACTGCCTTTAATAGAG